CAGTTCCCTACGGTACAGTTGCTCTAAGTCCGGAACCCGTTTTGGGACGGTGTTGTAGAATACCCAGAGACCGATCGTACGGAACACGTCACAAAGTGCGTACTCTTCCAACAGGGTCGAATTTGGGTCCAAGGCTTTGGGTAGCCAGTACGCTCGTTCTTTTGCTTCCGGCCCTTTTGGGACGACATGGCCCATCCGCCGAGCTAAGCGTAGAGAGTCGTCGATTCCGTGAAGCAGAGCGTCTTCATCGTCGGCCGGGATACCCAGGTGCATCCTGGCAAGCTCTTTCAATCCGTGCGGTTTGGTTGAACAAAACAGGTGCGATAGAAGGAGTGTGCAACGGACTCGCGGCCACCACCTTCTAAAGCTGATTCCGACAGCCTCAAGCATGGCGATGTCAAACTTGGCATGGTGGAAAACCATTACCTCTGCTTCGTCGAATAGTGTGCGTATGTCTGCCAGATCGGTGCGTTTGACCTTGGGCTTTCTCGTCTTGAGGTCCACAGGCCATTCCCAAATCCACTGGTCTCCAGTATTGTCTTGGACTGTGACAACAAACGGTCTGTCGCCTCTTAGCGGCTGCAACCCGGTGGTCTCAGTATCGATAGCCAATGTGTAGACATTCCTATCCTCCGGGAAGATATATTGTGGCTCCATGCTGTGCCTCCATAGCGGGAAACGAAAAACCACCGGCCGGGTTGTGAGTCCAGCCGGTGGTATTCGTTAGGGTTACACGTGGTCAGGGATTAGAGTCCCAGATCGCTGGGGTCGATGACCGCGTTGATGTAGTGGTTGGTGTAGACCTTGCCTTTGCTCTCGGACGTGTCCACACCCATCTTGACGTAAATCTCAGCGGCGTCCAACTCCGTGACCAGACCAGGGATTTCCAACTTGTCGTGCAGGTCGTATCCGAGGGTCCTGATGTCGTCCACGAAGTTGGCGAGTCCCCAGTTGTTCTCCGGGTCGTCCGGATTTTCCAACCGGTAGAACTTGGTTACCGGAACCCCACTGAACTCCTCATCCATGTCCTCATCGCAGATGCAGGTAAAGTGCATCCGGACGTAGGGGACCTTCCCCTTGTCGGGCTTGGTCCGTCCACCCGTGCAGTCTCCCAGTTTGGCGTAGTACGTGCCGGGAGGGAGGGTCTGCTTTGCCTTGAGAGCGTCCTCGAACGTGTCCTCCGCCATGTCTTTGACAGCCGATTCGAGGGCTGCCATGTCTCCCACGTTTCCCGCACGACCCTTCGCCTTGTTGCGTTGGGCGGTTCGGTTAGCGGTAGGAGCGGCGTTTCCACGACCACGTCTTGGGGTGGTGGACTTGGCTTTGGGTTTGCTTTTCGCAGGAGCTTTTCTTGCCATCTTTTCAATCTCTCATCTAAAGTGGTTGGTAATAAGCCTATGGGAAACTACTTCTTTCTCTTGGTGGATGTGGCCTTTCTTTTAGTGGGTTTTGTTGTAGTGTTATTCGCCTCTTCCGCTTCCTCGATACGTGCTTCCTCCTTTCCTAGTATCAGGGTGTCGAGAAGTTTGTTATCGAATGCGTCCATGAGGTTCTTGTAGGCCGTCTTCGCAGACCTACCAGCATCGATTGTGACGATACTGTCTCCGTCTGGTGCCTGGAATCTGTCCTCCAAGCCACATGCGGCCCACACCATCGAATCCCCACGGACTGTCATTGAGCGGCGTTCGCCCACGAAACCGTAGTAGATCACCAGATCGGCCACCGCACGGATGTACTCCCATGCGGCGTTCGGGGCGGTGGGTATCACCATCTCAAAATCCGGTTCACTTGTCAAGGTTTTTACCTCACGATAACGTCCGTGAGATACGAATACAACGAACGTGTCGCTGTAAAGCAACTCATTCATAGTTTTCTCGAAGTCCACTTTGATATCGTGCCAGAGGGCACCCCAGTCGTCAAGACCAAAGGGACTTGCCACACCCTGCTCTTTGCAATGATCCTGTAGGCATGCCGCGTAGGCTCTGTCTACAGTGTCGATAGAGACTGGTGTGTTCTGTTCTACCAGGAGAGGGACGTAGGATTTGAACCTCTTCCAGTTCAACCGTTGTTCACCCTCCTGTGGGATTTGCTTGATCCTCAGGTTGCGGCGTCTCGGTTCCCACATGGTGACGGTCATGTCAGGAAACTGGGCACACAGTGAGGTCTTGCCTATCCCCTTCTCGCCATACACCATGACCGTGTAGGCCGTCAAGTCGTTTGGTGGAACGAGGGGTTCCGTTGGTAGGGATATCGACTTCACGGTCTCAGCCTTGGTACGTCGTGCGGTCCGTTTCGTCAGTTTTCTCGGCGGCATTTTTCACCTTTCGATGAGTTCAGTAAACACTCGCCGCTCTTTTTTGTAGTGGGCGTAGTTGGCATGTACGATGATATCGAAAACATCGCACGGCCCGTAGGGACCCACAAGAGCGTCCGAGTTGAGGTAGTGGTGTTCGGAATTGAAGGGGTTGTTCAAGTCCAAGCTGTCCCACCACTTCTTGATCCGATTCACGATAGGGATCAGGGTCCTAGTGATGAATTCATCAATCTCTTTTGGACCGATGTCGTATGTGTACCGGTTGAACCAGTATGACGGCACCTTCTTCTTTTTCGTCTTCCGTGTGTCGTCTACGATTGCCTCCTCTATTCGGGCACAGTATTCTGGAATGGATTCCCCAACGTGGGGCTTTGAACCTGGCATGCGTACAACGTCGAAACCGTAGGAGGTGATGGGGCAAGCGTGCAGTACCTGCATAGCGTGGGTATACGCTGCAAGTTGGAAATTGAAATACATGCTGTTGGTAATATCCATCTCGTTGATCTTGCTTTTGAGTTTGGTATCCCAGACGCTCCATCCTTCTGGAAAGGATCGCAGTTGGTCAACCCTCCCGCGAAACCGTACTCCTGCGAGGTCGATATCGAAGACACCCTCAGCCTCTATCAACTCAGACTCTTTGCTGTCCATCTCCGCCCAGTATGCCAGATAGTGACTGAGCAGGACGACGCACAAACCCTCGCACATGTCCCAGACGTGACGTTGTTTGTTCGTCAAGGACATAGGCCGCTCCCTCGTAACGTGGAACGACACGGCCTTTTTGGCGGCAATGCGTATTGCCTTTTCGTCCTTCTTCCACGGTACGAACAGCATGTCGTTGTGGAGTATGTCAAGGCAGTCGTGAAACATGCTGCCAAGTACGAGTGGTTGACGAACCGCTTTCGTACGCCAACCCTCAACGACTGATACCCTGAATTGTTCAGGGCAGGTAAGGAACTTCTTTATGGACGACTGTGTCAGTCCGTCTCTGTACAAGTCCCAAACGGGGTCGGACTTACCCCAGATTTTACGCTTTGGCTTCGCCTTTGGTTTTGGTTTTGGCTTTGGTTTGGGTTTTGGCTTTGGTTTTGGTTTGGGTTTTGCCTTTGCCTTGGGTTTTGGTTTTGGTTTGCTGGGGGCGGTGGACGGCCGTTTTGAAGGGGAACGTTTTTTTACCGGCATTTCGGTCCTTTCTGTGCAGAGCCTGACACAACGCATCAACCAGTTTGTCGTGAGCAATGCAGTAAGTGTTTGAACCTACACCTCCATTCCGTTTGATGTAGGACGGATGCCACAAGTCACATACTGATAAGCCTTCGTCAGCATCGCACGCAATGCGGCGTCCTATTGGGGACTCCTGTGCGACCTTGCCGAGCAGAACCACCAGACGCAACTCCGGGCGGAGTAGGTTGTAGAGGTTGAGGATACGGGGGTGGCACGCCATTACTTCGTCCAGGAAGGGCTGACGGAAGTTGTGACCCTCACCCGGAGTGATCGGTCTACAGCCCATCACGTTGGCGAACCCGTAGCTGTACTTGTCGACGTGGGTAAAGGTTTCTTCCACCATCGCTCTAAGCACAGAACCGGCTGGTCCAACAAAGGGTACCCCCAGATTATCCTCTTCCCGCCCAGGTGCTTCACCGATGAATAGCACCTCGAACGGGAATGTAGGAGGGTCACAGAATAGCAGGCAGTGGTTGTGGGCAATCTTTCCGAGGCGACAGTCCTGACAATGGCACCACCGTTGTCTGTGACTCTTCCAGGGTGACTTGTAACCACTTCGTGCAACGACTCCGTTAACGTTAAAACTTGGTAGAACGATCTTTGCCATGGCGTGCTATCCAATGGTATCACAATACGGCAGGAGGACTTCTTCCTGTAGTCGTATTGTTCGGTTAATGAGGTTGTCAGTACGCACCGAGCCCCGCAAGGTGTAAGTGAATGCGTTGAGGAGTTCCCACATCGACCCCTCGGGCTCGTCGGATTCTCGCCACTTGGCCAGGACTCTGCCGATCATGGAACTGCTTATCAGTCCCTTGTCCATGGCCTGGATCAAGATGTGATCAATGCCTGGGTAGTCTCTGAGGAACTCGACAGAACGCAGCCACTCGATTCGGTCTTTCTGAGTGTCACCGAATGCGAACAACTGATCCATCCCAAGGTTCACCCGCAAAGGGAGGTCTTCCGTGATGCCGGGTGTGTGTCTTCTTCCGACGACAACCTCACCCACAAACATCAGGTTGGAGCAGACGATCACTTGGCTTCCCCAAGCCAGACCAACCGCAAACTTCTTGTCCAGGGAATTGCGTATACCGACGCAGGTCTTGTACTCGGTATCCGCTTCGCCATACTTCAGATGCAACAGCCCGAAGTAGCGTGTGTCATCACAGGCAGTCGTGTGCCATGAGTCCTCGACTTCGACCTTACGTTTTCGCAGGCAGTCAAGTACAGTCTTGAGGACAAAGTAGTGTGACACCGGTTGCCACGTCTTGGTGGCCGATGGGTTCTTCATCCTTTTGAGTTTGTTCAATGAACAAAGACCCTCAGACGCACTCGGGATCAACGACATGGGTCTCTCCTATTTAGGGGCTTTCGCTCCACAACAGTGCAGGAACGAATCCGTGTTGAAACCTGCGTCGTACTCTGGCAGAACGATAGCCAGTACGTTGCACAGGAACGTATACTGAGACTCGGTCAGTTCTATGAATCCGCCCTTTATCTTCGCTCGGCGGAGGCTTTTGATGTAGCGACCAACTCGTTCGGTGTGCCCCAGACCGTACGGGCTACCGTCTTGCAAGAGTCGCCTGGTGATAGCGTTGTCAGGGGTACCCGAAGGACGGCCTTCCTTGAAGCGGACCTTGTCAGCAGTACTCGCTTTCGGAGCATTGCTGAGATACTCTCTGAGGTTGAGGATTTCGGGTTTCGGTTCTTCGATAGCCGTCTTCTTTGCCTTCGGCTTAGCCTTTCTTGGGTCAGGCTTCGGCGGGGGGTTCCGTTCGTCCTTCGGTCGTGCTTTCCGTGGCTTGGGTCCGCCCTTCCGTGCCTTGGACCGCTTGGGTGTCCCCTTCAGCATCATTGTTCTCCTCGTCTAACAAGTAGTGTTCAAGGGAAGAAGGTGTTGTGATACGAACCACCTCAATCCAGACAATACGGCCGTGGATACTGCCGAGTGTGCGAGCGTTGGCAACGGCCTGAGAGCCGTCTTGTGTGGGGGACATGTACCTTCTCGGCACGCGGTCATGGTCCTCACGGTACATTACTTGGTAGTGGAGTAGTGTCAGGGGTTCCGGCTGCATCACGTAGACTCCTTAAAATTGAAGTAGAAACGGGGAGAGTGTTGGAACTGGAGGAGTCCGCGTACCTTGTCGCTTCGCCGTTCGACGAGGACATAGGGGGCCTGGAAGCCAAGGGCTTGGAAGTCTTCCATCATCTCATGGGTCGTCCAGACTTGGCCGTGGATTTCCTCTAACTGCTTACGGACTTCAGCATGTTCAATCGCCATGGTATTACTCCTTGCGTGTTAGGAAAAGAAAAAGAACCCCGGTTGTGAGCCGGGGTGTTTTGGTGTAGAACAACCAACTCCTAAACCCAGATGTCGCAGGTGTCCTTGTACTCACAATTGTTGCATTCGGCAAAAGGCCGAACACAGTTTTTGCGGAGCCTACTCGTGATCGAGTCCGGCAGTTCGTCGATTACGTCGTGACACTCGGCATCGAGAATCATCACCATTATGTCGTCAGAGTTTGGGATCATGGACAACCCGCATATCTCGTACAGTTTTTCGTACTTCATGCGTTGTCCAAGGTGTTTCAGTGTAGCCAAGACACCAGTGATGTAACTTACCACACCGGAGTTGAGAACGTCTGCGGTCGCAAAAGCCAACAGACGATCACGAGGATTGGTGATCGGGGTTTCTGAATCCCGAACTTCCTTCAGTAACCTCTGCACTAATTCGTCCAAGTCCGCCATGTCTTATCCTCCAGGAAAAAGAAAAACCCCTAACCCGATACAACGTCGTACCGGGCTAGAGGGGAACACAACGTACAACACGTTGTCTAACCGTTACGTTTGAGCGGGTAGTAGTAGGCGTTAACGCCCACGGTCACTTGCTGACCATCAACCTTGACGTCCGTTTGGACGTTGCCCTTCGTTGATGCGACCACCATCGTTTTGCCAGATGCACTGGGCTGACCGATCGGGTCACACTCCAGTACCAGGGTCAAAACGTGACCGGTCTTGCTTTTGGTGGACTTACTCTTCTTCGCCGACAACAGTGCCATGATACAGCCTCCTAGTTAGGGTAATGGGCTGGGGGCCGTGGGGGTGTTGAAAGTTGGTATAGAACGTGTTGTACTACGTGGTCTTGAACGAGCTACTTGACGGCGGGAAACTTAATCTTCCCACCAACCTTGACGATGTCGCCAAGGAAAATGTAACCGGCGTTGACAGGGATCGAAGAGTTGAGTCGGTTTACCAACGGCTTGTCGTAGAAGACAGCCTTTCTCTCGTTGATCAGATCACCTTTCTTCTGCTTGTCGGTGGTCCTCTTAGCCAACTCCGGCTCATCATCCGTGATCAGGCATCGTAGGATGCCTTCAAACGGGTGCCATACCTGCACGACGGTTCCGGGAGTCGCAGAATCCCACAACGCACGCCTCTCCTTTTCAGGATAGTCGGGTTTGAGGGCCGCGAATTCCTTTTCCCTTTCCTTCATCGTCTGTTCCAGTTTGGCCGCCTCTTTCCGCTCTTCTTCCTTCTTGAGCAGTTCGTCGAACAACTGTGCCTCTGCGGCACTGAGTTTTCGACCAGCGACTGACTTGGAGGACTTCGCAGCGGGTTTGGAAGACTTCGCAGCCTTAGCGGCAGCAGCAGTGCTGATTTTCCGACCAGCGGGCTTGCGAGACTTCGTGGCGGGCTTACGGGTTTTGGAAGCAGTACTTTTCGTGGACTTAGCCATGATAGGTTTCCTTTGGTAGGTGTTAAAAACACCCCCACGGTTCCCAGCCCATAATTAGGGTAAAGCTACCATCCCCCGGTTAAGGTTCAGGGTCACGTAAAGTTTGAAAATGCCTCTTCGACAGTCATGCCGTCTCGTACCGCACGGTCCTTTTGTTTCCAGGTGATTGCAGTAGCGTACACCACTTCGCCACAGGCGGGAATTGGCCGGGACGGGTTGCGATGAGCCAAGAAATGCTCGCCGCATAGTGTAGTGTTTCCACAACACCAGCCGTTTTTCAGTCGCTTGCCGCAAACGTCGCACTGTACCGTGCGGGAAACGAGCGTTGAGATGTGGAATGCGTGCCAATGGCAGCCTTGGTCGTCGACCACTTCAAGCATCATCGGACTTGGCCTCCTTTAACATGGTAGCCATGTCCGCACCAAACACCGCCTCAATCGCTTCAATCGGTTCCCTGACTTTGGCAATCATGATGTATCGCCAATCGATACCGAGCTTGGGCATTTCGGGTGCCATTGTTATGCCGACCACGACTTGATTGTAGTACCTCTCCTTGAAAGGAAAAGCTACTATGTTGCCCGCTCTTGAATCGGCCTTGTCCATATTTTGGAATATGCCAATCCACGTTTCGTCACCGTCGCTCAACCACATTTCCATACGGTCTAGATGGTCTCGCAACTCGGAAAGCGTAATCTCCATGGTAATCCCTCCAGTACGGGGGGATGATAGCTTTACCCTATAACCACCGTATCGGTGTTTCATTCTATCCCCTAGTGAATTGACTATCGGGTCAATTTTCCGCTTTTTTGTTTGCAACTGCCAATCGCAGTTCATTAGGCGTCAATTTGCCTAATGCCCCACAATCGATAGTCGCTGTACAACCACCAGGTTTGTGCTTGTGGTGAATGTTAAACGGTTTGATTGTTTTGCGTTTCAAACCGTACCCGGTCGCTTTTTTTCGTTTTTCGTATTTAGTGACTGCAATTTCCGTTTGTTCGGGTGTCATTCTACGCATGGTGTGTTTCCCCTAATTGCGTGAATAGGGGATAGAATGAAACACCGATACCCGATCTAATCCGCCAGTTTCGCAACGGTGGACGTGATCGGGCTATCGGTGATTATTGGGCTGTTTTTTACGGAACCGTACGGGTGGGATTCGGCGGGGTCAATTCCCCGATGCCATCACGTTAGATATAGCAACGGAAACCCGCATCAACACAATTGACCGTAACCGATTCAGTAATCGGTAGCCAATTGCGTGATCGGCATTGCTAGTGCGGTGGTGATGGCATTCACCCGGATTGCACGGTTCACGTTATCCAAATTGTTTACGACCCGTAACGTGTGGCCCCCGGTATTCTGTCGGATTGACCCGTTGTCAATCGTTGACCTATTCTGGCCACCGGATGCCGCTGTCTAGCGTAAATGCCCCCTGTTATCGGTTCCCCGCCACGGTTCCCCGCAACGGTTGGGTTGTGTTTCCCACAACCGGACACCCGCCACACGCCCCGATCCAATCCCGCTAATCGACTGGACCGGTGATTCTGTCGCCTACTGGCATTCCCGTGGGTTCCCGTCCATTTCGCAACGGTCGGTCGCCCGATAGCCCGTAGTTGGCGTTAACGTTCAACGCCAGTATTGGCAATTAGATCAAATCGGGCATTCTATGTCAACCCCACCCGATCTAGCGGGGTAGGTTACCCAGTTTAACATGCCCCAGGATTGCCCAGAATCGCCCCTGACGGGTTCGATTCTGACACCTAGTTTCGTCCGCAAACCACTAACAGGCTGGCGTACCATCGCGGGGAACCGTGTCAGAACCGCCCCAGACGGGATCGGTGGATCGCAACCGGAAACACCCCAGGTGGCACCTGGCAGCGTACGTACAATGGGGGGGGTAGGCACCCCGCTATTGCTGACGGGTCGCCCGCTAATCGACGGTCCAGGGGATCGGGGTCCAGGGTCCAGGGTCCAGGGTCCAGGGGATCGGTGTCGATCGGTGATCAGTGATCAGTGATCGGTGATAGGGTATAAACACTGCCACCCAATGGTGGGGAAGAGTTGCCAAAACAGATTATCGTGGTAGAGTGGTTGCATGGATACCCAACCCCAACAACTCGATGACACGGACCTGGTGGAACTCCCGTTTGTTGACATTGCCGACCTTTCTGGAAGGAAGCGGCAGGAACAATTACTCCCCGGTGTGGTCCGGCGAATGGAAAGGCCGCGTGGTTCTTTCTCGATCCGCGTTGATCCAGACTTGTCTACGGCCGATGATATCCACAAGAGCTACGGGCAGACCACGTCCATGGGAATTTGCCGGTTCGTCCAGTTGCTCTTCATTGCTAACGAGACGATTCCCAAGCATGCTCGTATGACGGATGAGCAGTTAGCCCGCATCTTGGTTTCTGAGTTCCCTGAATCCAAACGTGTGAAGAACCATCCCCGCTCCAGGCTAATGAGCTACTACAGAAGCCACTACAACTCTGGCAGCCTGATACCGAAAGAAGGTGTACCCTTGCTGAAGTCTCGGCGGTACACCAAATCGGGCGAGATTGCGAACGGGTACAACGGGAAAGCATTGCGGGGCTTGAAGAAACTTGAAGCCGACGAAGAACAAGCCGCACAGGTGGCAGAGTGGAAACGGAACGGGTCTGTCGGGGTCAAGGTATCAAAGCCTCGACACCGTGATCACGGACAGACCGGTCAGCCCGAAGAAGGCTTTGCCGAGCAAGAGGATTGGGGGATGGGCGGCCAGTAACCCATCGGGCAGGTCCAGACTCTTCCGCGTGCTTTGTATTTCGCTGCACACCCACACTTTCTACACCGGCCCCTCTCTCTGGAAAAGAAGCGGCAGGCCTTGCAAGTCTCCAGCCGGGCGTCGTAGGTTTTTTGGTCTACGATCCGCATACCGTCAGCGACGAACACTTGCATGCTCTTCAGAAAGTTGCTGACTTGTTCGTGCAGTGGCGGCATGTCTTGTGGCGACACGGCTTGTGCTAGTTTTTGTTCATGCTGGCCCGGTCCGGTCCCTCTGTCCCATGCGTCGGTGAACTTTGGGTTTGTGGTGTAGAGTTTGCACCAGTGCGGATTCATTCTGCAACCAAGCCGGGGACAAGGGTAACCCCGCTTGCCGGATGTTGGCAGTTGACAGTCTTTGCACTCGATCAGGCTGCTGCTGGGGTTACTACTGCTATCCATGTTCCACCTTCTGTCTGATCGCAGCAGCCGCATCGTTCAGGATCAAAACCTGGCTCGTGCGACGGCACCACTTTTGTAGGGAATGTGATACTGAAGGGATCGCAAGTGTAGGTGAGTTCGCCGTAGTCAAACTGCATACAGTCATCTTCCACCGTTGAGCCATCGTCGTGGTCCGACGTCAGCCAAAAGGCGGAAGTCTCTGTGCCGTTTGGGTCACCGTAACAATACAGCTTCCACATAATGTTGGCGGAATCGTAAAGTGGGGGACCGGTGCCGTACATGCAAGACGGGTCGTCCGATGCCCCCTTCCAACAGCCCTCTACAATGTCGTAGGATAGGTTGACGGTTACGTCGTTCAACTCGTCTTCACAACCAGCGGTTGCGATGAACGTCAGTACAAGTTCACGAGGGATGCAAAAGATGTCGCCGTCTTCGTAACAACGGCATTGCTTGATACAGCATACGTAGCCACTGGGGTAGTCCGGAACGTTTGCGTCACTGCCCTCGTAATTTTCCAGGTAGTAGTTGTCAAAGTTGGCTTGTTCCGCCGTGCCGTTGTACAGCCCGGAATAGAACCCGTCTTCGTAGAGGCCGCTGATGCAAGCGTAGGCCGTGGCTTCACCCACGGTGACCGTGAAACTGTCCTCGGTTATGCAGACCTGGATACCGTCCGCCGCAATCGCTTCGTCGATGACGTCTGGTGGGTCAACCAACAAAGTGTTCACGTCGTAGAGGCGGATTTCCACGAACCCGAGACCGTCCCATTCGACTTCGCAATGGAAGTAGTGTGTGCCGTCCTTGTAGTTGGCTATGATTCCGTAGGCTACTTCGTCTTGTCTGTTGGCCAGTTCGACTGAGATGGATTGTTCCTCGGTAGTGGTGCGTACTTGGCAGATGGCCTTGGCGTCGGCGGTCCCATCTTCCTCCAACGTGTTAGATGCGATGGACCACACCCCAGCCGCTTCCACCCAGTCATCGCCCAGGTATGGGGAATCGGTCCGGTTGAAGTCGTCGGCGAATATCAAGCACGAACAACAGCAGAGAAGAGGGTCGTCCAGTACGTCCATGTGTCTGAAGGTCATGGTAAAGCCTCCTTAGCATGGGCGAAGATTGATTACGTATACGGGACGGTTGGAAGAAGGGGAACCGGTTGTGGCACGCCCGACTTGTTTCCCCATGAAGTAGAACTCGTCGTCCAGGTCGTTGGAGAAGGCAGCCGATGGGCTGTCGATGGGTCGAAGCCAACAACTGTCGCCATCGGTGTAAACGCCCTCAGGACTGATGCGGCATATTTTGCCGGACAGCATCCAATCGTTTGTCTCCGTTATGTTGGTGTCGACATTACGTACCAGTTGGAGATGGCGTGGATAGACCGGGTAGGTTTTGCGTGCAAAGTCAGGACCGAATATCGTCTCGTTGAAGTTGAACAATTGTTGTACGGATCGCGGCGGGTCGTTGACAAGTTGGGTTAGAGCAATGCCCGTTACACCGGCAGTGTGAACCGATGCGATGAGAGAGGATTGTCGGCCGAAGAGTTCGGTAGTCATGCCATACTGATCGCCAGTATCGGCCCACCGGATAGCGTTGACACGAGGTCCAGGTAGGACGTCGGTGTGAAGTCCCGCTCGGACATGGTATAGACTCGACATGCGTTGGATGCGGGAATTGTAGGAGTCTGCAATGTCCGCCGCAATGTCTGCAAGGTCGGCGGCGTTGTCGGGAGTAGTGGCCGAGTAGTCGTATTCGGCGGGGTGGTTGTTCCAGACGGCAAGCTTGGTTCCTGTGAGCGTGTGTTGTGCGTTGGTGTTTACTTCTACTCCGTACACGGCTTCAGTTATCCAGTTATGGGTAGCCTCCTTGAATGCGTCATTCTCAGAACCGTGTTCGTCATCTACGCGAGGGAAGAAGACTTCCAACTTTTCTGGAAGGAATGTGTCCAAGCCGTAGTTGTACGGCATGGCATAATGTATCAGATCGTCGGGGTTGGCCTCTAGATTTACGAAGGCCAGGTCTTCGCCCCGCATGTCGTGGATTGGGTACTCGCCGCCGGAAGTGGTGGGGTCGTACCAAATGTCGTGGACTATTGATCCGAGTACAGTGTTGTAAGCGTCCCATGCAGACATGCCCAGGAACCGGAATGCCTCGGGCTGTTCGGTCCAAGTGAAGGCCCCGTCCAGTTGGGGAGTACCGACAGAGGTCGGGAGGTTTGACCAGATGTCGTTCAGTAGCGTTTGCCAAGTCCACTTGGAACCGCTGTTTAGGGTGTCGTGGTAGTAGGCGTCTGCGGTTGTAGGGTGGGTGGGACAGCGGACGTTGTACTGATCGTTGATAGTAGAGAAGATTTGCTCGGCTCGGGCATCGACAAAAAGACAGAGGAACGGTGTGGTATCGTCGGCTTCACCGCCGCCCGCATACAGGGCTGTTGCTCGAAGGAGACGGAGGCCGTAGATATTTACGGTGGTCGCCGCATTCCCTTCTTCGGCCCAGGAAAACTTGAGGGTGAGTCCGGTTTTGAGGTTGAGCGAATCGAGGGATGCCTTGTCAAGAAGGAGGTAGGCGTATCCGGGATTGCGGCCCAGGGCAGAGTAGAAACTGTTGGGCAACCCATGCCAGTGGTCGACGGGTAACCCGTTTTTGACGGCTTGCTCGGCAAGTGATTTGGGGTCGAGACATGGTTTCCCGGCAAGCTCTATGAATGTTTCTACGATCATGGCGAAGGCCGGATTTGTGGAGGGCTACAGTGAGAGTGTGCGGGGGTGCTTGTTAGTGTGTGCAGGCGGAGTTATAACCCGAATTGAAATCACGTTTTTTGGATGGCGGGTGCGGCACACCTACGGTGTATGTATGTGTAGTAGTGTATATACACTAATAAATATATTTAACCCCTATGGGGGGTCTAGGTCCACCGGGGGGTGGATCGTCAGCCGCACCCATCACCCTAAAAACGTGATTTCAATTCGGGTTGTTAAAGTGGTTGCACGACGTTGTTAGCGTCGCCGCTTGTTGCGGAGGCGGTAGAACCGCTTGCGTTTGGGACGGTAGGTTTTGGCACGGGGTTTCTTCTTGTAGCTAGAACACACGGCTACAGTCCTTTCTTGTCAAGGTAACCAAACTTGGAACCGGCCGAACCTCGAAGACGGAGGTTGCTGGACGGCCGAACCTTTTTGACCGTACCGTATCCACGGACCGAAGCATGTCCACCGGATTGCATGTGCATCCGTCTCCAAGCGGAGAGGTGCTTGAGTCGATTGGGTAAGGCTTTGAAGGCAGAGGAGCGAACCGATTTGACGTGACTGATCTCGCGGACACGTCCCCACCTCACACTTTTCATTCTTTTGACCGGCATGGGATTCCTCTACTGGGCGATAGAGTATCGAGGAGCGTAACCTGCGGGTGGTGAATTCGATATGAGTATGGCTGAGTTGTCGTCTTCCTGGAAGGAAGCGACTGAGGATTCGTCGTCGTCTTCCATTTGCTCTTCGGGCGACTCTTCTTCTTGTTCCGGTTTCAGCAGCGGGAACGGGACGATATCGAAAGCAACGTCGGGATAGTAGACGTCCATCAGGTTTTGCATGATTTGGTTTTTGAAGTCGAAGGACATCCAGTACACGATTTCTTGGAGAATGGAGAAGAAGGCATCGAGCGGTACGCGACGTCCGGCGTAAGCACCGGTACCTTCGGCCCGGCCGACTTCTGGAGGTACTCCCATTCCTTCCCAGATTTCGTCATCCAGGTCGTGGCCATACTCCATCAGGCCGGGAGGTGCCGCCATGACGGAAGCAGGTTCAAGGGACCAGAGGGGATTTCCGTTGGGGTCCACGTCGTTGGGCATGGTGACTACGGCACCGTTGCGAGACTTCTCTCCGATTTCGCGGGCTAGGTCTTTTGCGGGTCGTTGTACGCCAGCTACCTCGGTGTTGACCATGCCGGGTGGGTGGCGGACGGTAGGACCAGCAAAGGCGTACTTGTAGAAGAAGAGTTTACGGCTGTCGCGGAACGCACCCGGCATCCACTTTTCGATCCAGGGTTGATAGCAGCCGTGGAGTCGGGACTGGCCATAGTATGGATGCCTGTCTCGATTGTGGACGTGCCAGAAAAACTTGGGGCCTTGGAGTGTGACCTGTCTTTTGAACGCATCGGACCTGTTGCTGGAGGGAACGTTGCGGATTTTGGCTGCGAAGGGTTCGCCTTCTAGGGTGATCAGTTTGCAGTCAAGGGGATGTAGGTCTTTTAGACCAACGAACATCACCTTGCCGTTTTCCTTGGCGTAGAGAACTTCGGAACAGGAGTAGCCCCACTCGATGGCTTTGAGGGCACGCATTGCCCCTCCTCTCCAGAAACGAGTAAGGTTGTCCTTGATATACTCTTTCGCTTCGGAATTGTCGCAGTCAACGAAGAACTTGGATTTGGATATCAACGGCCCTTTGATCATCAAGAGACCAAACACCACTCGGGGATCACAGAGCATGGTTGTCACTACGTGCAGCGAGAATATCGGCATCGAGATCAACGGGTAGAGTTGACCGTAATATGCCTGCGGTACGTAGTCGGCCGTTACTGGCTTGCCTGTGAGTTTCATCATTGGTCTCGCGGAACTCTAAGGGCGATGGACTGGAGTACTTGGTCGTGAGCGGATTGGGCCGCTTCTTTGTCTTGCGTGGCTTGCAGCACTATACCATAGGCTCGTTCTGGAGTCAACTGCGACTGAAGGCTTCGGTGGTGTAGTTCCTCGACTGCTTGGACCCTTGGGATATGTGCGTGGAGTAGGAGTAGTTGGGTTTGGGTTAGGTCGAATGGATTCAGATTGTAGGCGTAGGCGACGTCCGCATGGATGCGGCTTTTTTTTTGAGGTCGTCCCACAGCGGTTCAATGGCCTTGATCATGAGCCAGGCTTGGGTCTGAGTGATGTCGTGGCCGTACTCTTGCTTGACCATGTTGATGACGTCGGGGCCGTAGTGTTTGAATTCGGTCTTGTCGCCGATGTACTCTTCGAGAAGGAGTTTGAACTCGATCAACTCGACGGTGAAAGTCTCTCCGCTGGGAAGAGAGAATTCGAGCGACGCAGGGGTAAGTTCGATAGGCGGCATGGTTTCACCTTGTGGGTAATGGGTAATGGGTAATGGGTAATAGGTAAGGGGTAAGGGGTAATCACTCTTCGGGTTGAGGCAGGCCGACTATCGGATAGGTTATCGGTTCGTTCTCGATCACAATGTCGGCCTTGTTAGGTGTTTCAACCAGGTATAGGTGTCTCCAAGTCATGGTGTATACCGGGCAGTCGCCTAGTAGGTCTTGGGCTGGAGATGGAAAGGACCAACTTCCTGCCTGACGGATAGCGGGTAGACCGCCTACGGTTGTCACGGTTGGGAGGTCTTCTTCCGTGATCGGGTATCCGACACGGACAATGAAGCCCTCAAAAGACAGAGTCCACTTACCTACGGTCCGTTTCTGGACGATGGCTTTGTCCGGCTCTTCAGACTGGGAGGTTCCGTAGTCTATAGGTGCCGACATTTCGTTGGGGCTGAGGGTCGGGGCACCCGTAGCGTAACCGCCCAGTTTGACTGGGGCAATGACACCACCGGCCTGTTCGATCTGGGTGTAGGAGTCATAGGCCAGAAAGCTGTATTCTTCTGACGGGCACTGGAAGATTGGTTCTCCGTAATCCTCTTCATCCTTACCGGCCAGGGTCTCCTCAGCGGTGAATCGGGGTGTGCCATGATTGAAGTTGCAGATCACGTCCACGGAGGCGGGGTGTACCGCGTTCCGTACACCACGGGTGCTATGCACTGCTTGGATTGAGGCGTTTGTCTTCCACGTGTTCCAGTCGCCGGGTATCGGTGCCCACATCCCGGAACCGGCTAGTAGGGTGGCCAGACTGGAACACAAAACCCAGGACGTGTTGAAGTGGATTGTGCGGCCGAAGATTTCTTCTTCCAGATCGATGTCGATCGGGACAAGGATGAAACCAGGTTTTCCGTTGACTTGGGTAGCGTATCGCACTGCTTCAAGACGACTCGCAAGGATCGTTTTGAAAGCCATCCAGGCGGTGGAACGTGGTTCGCCAGGTGCAACAGAGATGGAACCGTTGAGAGACACTTTCCACCTGCCGCCATTTGCTGCCTTCATGTCAGAAAAGTTTGGTCCGAACATTAGGCCGCCGCTGACTCGATAATTGACGTCCATCCTGAGGCATCCGGGATAGTAGGGGTTGTCGGATGCGATTTCGGTGTCGGTGATTACGTAGTTGAGGAAGCGTTTGTCCTGGCTGATGTGGTAGTTTTGGGAACGACTAAAACGGTCGTGAAGAGGGAACACGAGGGTATCGAGGAAGCTTTCGGCCGTGTTGTTGATCCACTCACCGTCTTCGTGTGAATCGCCTGGACCGTTTTTGTACACACGGGCTTCTACGACTCCAGTGATCGTTTTGATGGTCAGACCGTCTGGCGTGAAACTGTAGTCGATGGAGTAATTCCATTCGCCCCAAGGGTTGGGACCCTGACCAATTTCTCGGACACCCGTGGCAGGGTTGTCGTAGTAGTCGCAGACGGTGGCATCGCAAGACCAAGCGACGTGGATCGCTCTTGTGGTCGCAATCGGTTCGGCAAGATCGAGGGAAGGCTTGGGTCCGAAGTCGACACACATCTCCGTGGTAATCTCAAAGTCTCTTCCGGCTGCGGTCCAGGTCAAGGTGAGTTTGCGGCCGGGTTCGGTGAGGAGTTTTCGTATGTCTTCAAAGCCTTCGTCGATACGTCCGGTCGACTCGGTGAGTTCGACTAAGCCACGGGGTAACCCGTAGGCGGAAGTGATGGATTGTGGGAATTCGTCTTGTGCGAAAATGCAGTCGACGGAGACGTGGTAGCGGGTGTACTTTACCGTACGGCCAGAACTGTCGTAGATAGGCGTACCACGTACCTTCACACGACTCGACGTCGGAAATGTGACGCCGTTGTACTTGACGGTTGCTGCGGAGTCTATCGTTGAAGGCATGATTCTAGCCTGTTGGTGTATTCACTCTAGGGTATGGTGCCGGTGTTACGCCACGTAGGCTTGGGTCCAAGAAACTGCCTTTTAGACTTGGGTTTCCCCAGCCGGTACCGTCACCGCCATTCAGCATACCTAGTACGTTGCCTATTTTGCTTATTATGCGGAGGTACTTGAGCACTTCTGGCATTGTTTGGCCAAGCAGAAATGCTGCGGCTCTGGAGCTATCTCCGAAGTACTTCTCCATTAGGTCAACACCGGCATTAGCGACTACCTCGGCACCATTTGCGTAGTTGTCAACGGTACGCAGGATTTCGTTGAGGATGGGGACGGTGACTTCACCCATGGCCGTGTTGAGCCTCTCCATGCTGTCACGGATGTCGTGCTGCAACCGAGTCATTTCGCCAAGGGACTTGCCAAGGGTTTCAGTCCTGGCCAGCAGCATCGCAATCTCTTGGGAACGGCCGACAGCTTTGGCGTGGGCAACGTCTGGAGAGAAAGGTTCGATGCTGTCGGCTAAACTTGAGCCGAAGTCTTCGAGTCTCTCAGTCACTTCCAGGAGGGCTTTGGCCGTGCCGCTGGCTGCTAGGGTAACTCCACCTATGGCAAGACCGGCCGGTCCGAGACCTGCTAGAGCGGATGCTGCCAGACCTGCTCCCGTTCCTGCCGCTGCTCCCGCTACACCTGATCCGGTAGAGGCACCTACGGCGGCACCTACGGAAGGGCCGATACTTTGGAGTCCTTGCTTCCCAAGTTTGGGGCCGAGACCTTTGAACAGGTTGCTGAAGGCTGCTTTGAACTGATCGAATAGGCCCTCAGGAACAACCTCAGGAACGATAACGCCAGCATCGTCGGTGTTGCCTGTAGCGGTTTCTTCTGCCCTTTCCTTTCCAGAAGAGGAGGCAGAGTCGACAGTCTTGGTGAGGGTAGCAAGACCTGAGACTACCTCATCCAGACGGTCTACGATTTCGTCGTTGCTGCCAACCAAATCTTCGGCGAGGCTGGTTAGCTCGGACAAGTCTATCGAGGCTACTGTCTGAGGGTTGTCGTTGTCAACGTCGACGTCGACGTCGGTATCGGTTAGGTCATCTTGTATCAGTGCTTCTGTAGTGAGTCGAGAACGGGGTGGAGGCGTGAGTGGTTCAGGTGTAGACTTGACGGTGTACTCGCCCTCAATAATGTCGTCATCCCTGTCGGGAAGATCGGCGGGAGTCACCAAAGGAAACTCGTACCGCTGGACCTCAGTCCGTTGAGGCTCAGCGGATACAAGTTGTCCCTTGCCGGGTTCCTCGAATTTTGCAATTCGATGCCCTGGCTCGACAGTATCGGTACTGCCGGTTTCTTCCAGTTGGATTCGTAGTATGGTTTCGTCAGAGGCCATAGTACTCACATTTGGCTAGCTCGGAACTACGACAGAAAACATGATCTCGGCGTCAAGTGAACCACCAGGCAGTATCTGGAAACGGAGTGGAATCTTGTGAGCGTGTACGCCTAACCATTGATCGACGGGGGAGTTCGGTGCGAGGACGGTGTTAGCCGCCGTGATCGACGTGTAATAGGCGGACGAACCGCTGACGGCTGTCAGGACAAGAGGCTCGGCCACTCCTCCTGTGGTTGCCAAAAGTCCAACCACATCGACTTTACCGAAAGTAGCACTCCAAGGCCAGTGCGGCTTTTTGCCTGCGGGTGCGAGTAAGCCAGCGGCACCGGGTTCAATGAACATGCCCGAGATGTAAACTGAGACACCTCGGTATATCAAGTCTTGGACCGTGGAACCAAGGTTGTCGCCTACGACGGCCTCACAGTCGACGGACGTTTCAAAGTGAATGCCGTCTTCGGCTTGGCCTAGAGCTAGTGCGTTCCACGTAGCACGGTAAGCTCCAGCGGCGAATGCGTATGAATGGGTCATGCTTAGACTCCAAAAGTAGACATCATAAATCGGGACACGGAGGGTGGTGAGCTAGACTTTGGCCAGCGGGCTCTCGACCGTCATTGGGACGACTTCTTCAGCTTCCTTTTCCTGGAAGGAAGTGTAGTTTTGCACACACTCGTGGCAGGTAGCCAAGGCCGGGTTGTCAGTGGCGTGGTGATACTTGGTGACTCCGCACGCGATGGATACACGGACACCTTCGGCGGTCATTTGGTCGCCTGAAGGGTCGGGCGAAAGCCAGTGGATCACCGCAAGTTTGGTAACAGATTCTCCGCTGTCGCAGTGTGGACAGACCGGCTTGACCAGGTTAGAGTAGAACGGCAGGTTGGGGCAACCGGACTTCTCACAACGGAACGGTTTCAGCTTTGTGGACATTGCTGTCACTCCTCATAATCCTCTCTCATGTCACGCCCAGCACCAACAAAGGTACTGGTGCAAACGAGACATGCTTGGTTCTCTTTCGCGGTGGACCACAACCAGTTTGCGTCCCGCACTTCAGGGCTTGTCGTTCCTGCCCACCTCAGCGGTTCAAAAATCCAATCCCGATCGTTGTGCAGGTTGAGGCTGGCCCGTTTGATAAGGTCGTAGTTTTTGTCGATGGCAACGTTGATCTCGCGGACCACTTCCTCCATGCCAGTGATTTGGGTCAGGAAGAAGTCAGTCATTGATTTGCCGGGACGTACGGCGGGTATCCGGCGAGTTACGGTGACGGCGATGTCGTACTTTTCGTAAAGTCCCGTGTCTACTGGAGGAGAATGGGGCCGCCAAGTGATCAGGTGGATTGCAGCGTAGTGTGTAGGGAAGGCTATCGGGGGCTGGCCGTTTTCGTGGACGCCCACAGTCTGCTGATCGAGGGACGTGTCGTCAACGAGGGTACCGTGGATACCACGTAGTAGGGCGGATACACTCATTACAAGTTCCTTCCAGCATACTTGACGGCGTGTTCTACTCCAGCCCTCACGGCTCGCGTGGTCCACAGGGCTACGTGTTGGGGCCAGATTTTGCGGTGCTTGTGTACGTGCTTGGCGTAGGGAACATCAGTACCAGCTACGACACTCCTGCCGGAAGTGCGGAAAATCTGTCCGGCAGGAGGTTCGTAGCGGTCTGCTGACAGTATACCAGATCGCAGGCTTTTTTCAAGTTTGTGCGAGTCTATTAGGATAGGCACTCGACGATTGCCGTATGCCTCCAGGATAGTTTTGGCTCCGCGTGACTTGAGAATAGCCCATGCTAATCTGGCGGCCAGCGACTTGGCCTGCGGAAGAGCAACGCCACGAGCAATTAGTTTCGATAGGTGTGAAGCGTAGATTCCTTTCCAAACTCTGTCTTGTGATTCGGTGAGTAGGCCACGTCCGGAACCTGCGTGTCCAGTGGCTTTGTGTACACGAGCGGCAATGGTTGAGGGTGCAAGCGGTTTCCACTTGTTGCCGAGTTCGTCTTTACCGCCCGCTGATTTGAGTAGGAAGGCTTTGTGGATGGAGGTGAAAAAGCTGTGTCCGAAACCGGCCCAGAACGCACCCGCCATGCCTCCACGGTCCATGCGACCGTTGGCAATGTCGTTGGCCACACCGCGAATGTGCTTACGCAATTCGGCTTTGGTCTGGGTGCGTACTCGGATTGTTTCAGTGACGGACATGTGATTACTTGATACCGGCTACCATACCGATGAAACGGGAGGAACGGAATTGTTCGGAATAGGACCCACCAACGATGTCGGTTGCGGTGACTCGGACCGGGCTGTCCGAATGCCATGGTTCAATGCGTAGGTTGGACATGCTTGGCGTGAGGTCGGCCCGCAAGGCCAGACGCGGGATTTGGTGCGAACCGTCGTGAATGAGTTGGAGGCGTTGGAGAACTCGCTCGGCTTGTGCCTGGAAGTGTTCGGGGTTTCCTCCCAGAGCAGTGGCAAAGTAACAGCCGAGCCATGATGCGGTACGACGGACCCAAGCATTGTTGGCCATGTCTTCGGGGTCGTAACGGTGGGCACAGAAGAAGTTCATTTCGTCCGTGGCATCATAGCAGAGCCCGTCCACAATCGTGGTGTCTTCGTACCTATCCCCGTCCGGGTCGACAAGGTTCATGAAGGTAGCTTTGCCGACAACCTTCTCCATCTCGGCTTGGGTCGTGTAGGTGTAGGCTAGTGATTCCGGCATCGGTCTGTCCTCAATCGAATTGACGTACACCAGCAGTGTACCAGCGGGTCCAACGGGCCAGGTAGTTCGAGCAACTGATGACGATTTTGTAACGGTCGCCTGCGGTGAGTGCCGGTTCGCAACTGGCAAAGTAGTTACCGTTTGCGTTGTGCGGCATGGAGACGTCTTCGCAGTCGGCTAAAGCGACTCCGTCTGCGTCGAATATGGTGAAGGTGATGGTGGCATCGGTGATAGGTGTTAGAGGTGCGTTGGCAGAGTGCAGGTTACGCACGTAAGCTTGGACGGCGTTTCCAACTCCGAGGACTTCAACTAGTGTCGTCATGTGCTTACGCCTTTATACTGTCGCTGGAATAGGTCGGACCGAAAATGATTACACTGCTACTGTAGGCATTCTCTCCAGAAACAGAATCGGATTGATAGGTGTTTCTAGCTCCAACAAAGGATGCAATAGCCACCAACAACGTGCCGGTGACTTGATGTTTCGCACTGTCCTTTCTGCGAAACCTCAGCAACAGTGGTAAGACTTTGGGGATCATTCGGGATCATCTCTTGACACAAGCTTGGACCAATACCTGACAACACCGTCGATGGTTGCACCGGCAAGGGCATCGTAGGATTGCCCAAGGACGGTTCGGTCGGTGTCCTCATCGTAAACGAACAGCATGCCACCATCAGGGTCGGACATTGCCGTCTCGGCTATCAAGTCGGAACCATCGAAACGGTCAATGACTTGGATGGTCGGGTTGGTTACTCCGGTAGTCAAACGGGTACCGTTCTTGAACCAGCGTACCGTGTACTCATCCATGGAGTTGGCAGAGTCAATCGTGAGTTCGATATCAGCATGGTAGATATCACCCACCTGACCGGCAATGTACTCTTCGGGGTCTTCCTGTACGGCGATAGGACGCTCGGTTGGTGCTGCCGGATTCTGGAAGAAACGGATAGTGTAGATACCAGAGGGCAAAGTGCCTGGTAGGTCGGCTGCGAAGATGCCCGTCTTGGTACTGTCGGTAAGTGTCAATTCAGTACAGGCTAGCAAGCCAGCAAGCCAGGCCGCATTGTCGGCTAGGGCTGAATACTCTACCAGTGCTGAGCCATTCCACACTGTGCCAGCGGCACTTACAACCTCAGCCTTGACGTCGGTTGTACCACTGGTGTACGTGAGTCTGATTTCGTTTGACACAATGAAGTCTCCTACGATCCGATTTGGTCATCCTCGGTATACTGTTCGGCAGCAGCTTGGATCGGACCGATCTCCAGCATTTTCATTGCTTGGCGGTAGCGAAGTTCCTCGCGTCTAGCCAGCCTGATCAGTCCAAACTTGAGGCGGGCTAGAGGGTTGGTCACAACCGCAGGATCGATGATCATGTGGGCGTCAAAGGCCTCAAGAACAGCCTCGCCCTTTTCGACGGTGAACTCGATTGTGATGGATGGCATGGCATCTTCGCTTTTCTAGAGGGGCTTGCGTGCGTCCTACCAACCGCAATCACAGTTGCTCTTCAGCAACTTAGATTCGGTGATCTCGGCAGAATAGTCGAACGCAGAAAGTGCTGTCTCAATACTGACCGCATACGAATTGTACCAAGCGACGGCGTTGTTGTGAGCACTGATGTAGGGGGCCATTTCGTCAATATGGTCGTGGGCACAACTCCAGTCACCGTCTTCCATGTCATCTTCGGCGTCGCTTAGTTGATACCAATCGTTGACGACTTGGGCTGCCCAGAGTCCATAGCAATCACCATTTAGACCCTCGGTAGTATCGTAGTACACACTCCAGAACAGAGGGGTGGTAACACCATGCTTGATTGCACAGTTGCTGAGTTTGTACAGCATTGCCGCTTGTGTCCCACCCAGGCCGCCGACCGAGTTGGTGAGTCCGGTTTTGACGTTCGTGCAGTCCTGAATGGGAGTGTTGGCCCAGGACCAAAACTCTCCACAGACCTCCATGTCCTGGTTCATGTAGTCGCAGTCTTCGACAGCGAATGACCGATGAGCGAGGACGGAGACACACAACAACATGGCAATCAGACACGACGTCACCATTCCACTTGCATTGAACTTCCGGTACGCACTTTTCATCTCGACACTCCTTGAGAAAGAAAGGTTACCACGCGGCTCCAGCCGAGTGATCGAACAGGGTTGCCCATTTGGTTGTTCCGCCCGCAGTACTTGCGATGAGTACGTCACCGTCGTCGCCCTTGCCCGTGCCGTCACTCATCCAGATTACGCATTGACCTTCGGCCGGTGCGGAAGGATCGGCAGACCGTTCAATCAGTTGAAGAACGGCGTCTAGAGTGATGACCCCTTCCCCTCCGCCATGCTCCGTTATCCCAATGATCGTGTCCATGATGTTGAGTTGGTAGTCGAGGGCAGGGTCGACCACGTCGATACCATTACCGATCAAGAGGCAACGTTGGGCCGTGGTGATATCCTGGCCGCAATAACCACCGATACAGATGTTATAACTGGCACCGCTCTGCGAGGAAGGAGGCATACCGGCTCTCTTGCCGATCAGTATGTTCTGTGCTCCGCCACGAGACTTCCCTGCTTCGAAGCCTATCATTACATTACCATTGTGGGAAGATAATTGGGGCCCACTTTGACCAGCCCCAATGCCGACCACTACGTTCTCATCCGAAGAATTGGCCCCACTCGCGGGATAGGCATTAGACCCGATCCATATATTGTTGGCTCCCGTGTCGATCCTCCACCCAGCTAGTCGGCCGATCATTATGTTGGAGCTACCAGTGGTCACGTCGCGGCCCGCAGACGAACCAATCATGATTGATGAGCTACAGGTAGTCATGCTATTTCCTGCCCCTGACCCCACACACACACTGTCATATCCCGTGTAATCTGGGGCTGCTTCATAGCCGACGATGGCATTATAAGTGTCCAGTTTTAAGGCTGTGACGCCATCAATTGTAATTCCCCCTCCCGTGCTGTTCCCACTCTGGTAGTTGATCGCTCCACTTGGGGTTAAACTCCCGTCATCAGTCCACGAGGTGGTAGTGTTGTCGTCGATGGTGTAGAGGGGACGTGCAAGATACTTCACCTGCCCAACGGCTGTCCGCATGATCATCCGGCCAGTAACACGCGGATCGGGCGAGATTGGGATTCCCGTGATATTGACGGCCCCGTTAGCTCCCACCGTGATACCGAGAGGGTCACGGCCCAACGAGTATAGTGAAGTAGTGCGGCCTTCGTCAGTGACAAAGCGGAAGTCGTAAAAGTATTCTCCCGCATCCAGGGACCCTGCTCCAGAGTCTTCGGTCAATGTGATCGCGTTGTACTGAGTACCGGTTACATCATCCACCTGTTCGAAGCCGATATTGCCCGCAATGTTGAACCGTTCAACAGGGTCTCCGAAGAGCTTGACACCCACCAGTCCGTCACCGTCAGGGTCGATCAGGATGTTGCCATCCGAGACACTGACAATGGATTTGCCATTGACGTCTAGATCACCACCCAACTCAGGCGTGGTGTCTTCGACAATGTTACTCAGCGGGTATGGTAGTCCTAAAGGCATGGCAAGTCTTCGTCTTTTCTGGAAGGAAAGGCCGTTACTGAGACTCTTCGCTGTACAGTCTGTAGCTCAGGGTGTTGGCACTGTCGGCGAAGTCCGCTCCCGTCAAGTTGTGTACCAGAAGTTTGAAGTCGAATGGCGGGATATCAAGCTTCCCTATGATGGTACGCCTCTCGGCGAGAGAGCCGCCGTCCAGTTCGATATCAACGAACTTGTTATTGGGGTTGACCAGTCCGTCCGAATCACCGTACGAGAAGTTTGTGCCGTCGAGGCAGGGCAAGAGGTAGATTCCGACTTTTGCCTGCGGTAGGCGAACGGTGGGTTGGGCCTTTACGAGTAGTTGCAGCCCCAGGTACATCTCGTTCTCGCCGTTTGCCACGTTGTCGACTTTCGCCCCTAGAACCGTACCGCCGTTTGCCAGCGAGTTTAGTTGGGTGGACAGGTAGACAGCGATGGAGGCAGGGGCCTCGTATTTGATTTCCATTTCGACCATTGTTCTACTCCTACTGGATTTAGGCGGGCTGCACCTATTGGATTTTGGAGGAGATGCTTTCCAACGTGGATACTATCTCCTTGTGTTCAACGGTTTGCTGGGCGTGCTGGCTAGTGACGCTTTTCGTAAACGTGCTCATGTCTCGGCTTAGGGCGTCCATGTTGTCGCCGATACTTTTGACACACTTACCTTGGTCTTCCATGTTGGCCGTTTGCAGACCGAGATTTTTTGTGAGGGCTTGCTGGGTCTCAATGTTGGCACGGACCCAACTGGGGAACGTTTGGTAGAAGATGAGGGCTACTACCCCAAGCAGGATCACGGGGATGCCGAACGACATGCTGGCCTTCCAGGTGAATTCAAGCCAGCTTTTCGGGACGTCGTTGTTGCGGCTCCTTGACACGGCATCCGCCACCGCAGTCGCCACCAACTCTGCCAACCGTTCTTGATCTGTTCCTGCCGAGTCTATCATCGATACTCTCCCGTAGTAAAAAAGGACTACCGGAACGTTTCCGGTAGTCCCGTGAGACGGCGTGCCACAGTTAGCAGGATGGACTAGTAGACGACAGTGCCATAGGCAACACACTTGGGAACGTAGAGAGCGGGAACACAATTGTCGAGCGTGAGGAGTTCCTGGCCGGACGGCTGGGTGGTGGGTTCCGACCAACCGTAGATTCCGAATTGTTCCTCGGGCTGAGACATGCGGTTTTCGCGGATCAGTTCCGAGCCCTCATGGAGTTCACACCAGTCGGGATCGGGATCGGGAAGGAAGATGGCATGGGTGTCGTCCAAGAACTGGGTAAAGGTGGGCGTAGTGCCTACCTCCAACCCGGCATCGTAGACGTGCCACACCAGCCAAGGGACGGCCTTGAATACGACCATGTGGCCGGTGTCCTGGATGCCTTCGGCGTTCACTTGCGGTGAGGCCTGCCAACTGTCGAAGACCACGTTCGAGGTACCAGCAACGGCCTTCATGCCGGTGTTGTTCATCACGTACTGGATGACGGTGGAGTTACACCAGACGTGACGAAGGGGTCTGCCATGCAACTGCTCGAAAGCCTTGTTGATAGCAAACAGGTCACCGATGATTCCCGTGGCGGCGGTTGCCCAAGACGCTCCGAGGATGTCTCCGGCACCAAGCATGTTGAGCTTGGCACGGTTACCGTCAGGGACTCGGAAGTCCACGGTTACATGGCCGTCGCCATACTCAACGGGGTACCAGTCGTCACCGCTGTTGAGCAGGTCGAACTTGCCCTGAAGCATCCGAGACACCATGAACTCGCGGGTGTTGCGGATACGCTGGGCTTGGTTGCGTTCCTGGGCGGCCAGGTACTTTTGGCCCTTCGTTTCCAGGACACCCCAGTTTTCGCCGAGACCTCTCAGGTTGAAAAGCTTCTCATCGGGCAGGTGAATCTTTTCATGCGAGCGGTACATGGTCGCCGCGACGTGCCCGATGGGGTGGGCCGATGCGGTGGAAGGACCCGTACCGGCAGCCCGGCCCTTTGCCAGGGTACGAGTACGGTTAAAGATATCCCATCCGGTGTAGTGGCCGGACACTTGCTGGACAGCGGGGCCTCCCGGACTCATCCCAAGGAACTCTTGTAAGCGACTCGCGGGAGTCTTGAGTTCACTGATCACTTTCGTGATCACAGGGGCCGAGAAGGCTTCCTTGAGGGTGATGACGGTCATTGTTTGGAACTCCGAGAATAGTGACTAGTGTAAAACCTCTCCAAGCCTTCCGGGAGGTTAGGCGTCAGTGATGGTGATGGTTTGGACCATAACTCCGTCACCCCAGTTATGCGGGATGCAGAGCCATTGATCGGTGGCCAGACTGATGAACTCGAATCCGCCACCAATGATGTCACCGGCCGTGCTGTACGCAACACTGTCAGCAGCGGCATTGTTGAAGACGACAATGGTGTTGGCGACAGCGGCGGCGACCGTGACGGCGAAGTCAGCGACGGCCCATACACCACAACGGAAACCCGCTCCAACGGTTGCGATGGACGGCAGGGTGACGGTCAAGGCATCGGTGTCCGAACCGTTGTGGAAGAGCGTGTCACGGTCGGTTGCCAAGACGGTGTAGGCGTCATCGGCATCGGCACCGAGGTCCATGATCTTCCGCCACGCACCCATCAAGTTCGGGTAGAGTTGGTCGTCGAACAAGAACCGACCACCCTGGGTCATCTGGGCTCGGAGCAGCCACTCATAGGCCTTGCCCGAGATACCGGCAGCAGACGCTCCGGGGATGATGAGGCCGCCCGCACGTACGGGGCCACCCACGATGATGAGAGGACCGAAACGGTCGGTGTCCGTACCGGCGTAGTGCATGTTCTGCTCAACGCCCAGAATGCCGAAAACGTTTTCGTAACCGGCGACGGAGGTCGGGTCCCACTGCTTCAGCTTGCCGGATACGGGACCGCCAAGGATGAGTCCGGGACGGAGGATGTCGGTGGGGGTATTGCCAGCGTCGACGGAAGCTCCGTCAATCACATAGCCGGTGGTGAGCAAATCCTGCTCCCGGCCCCACCACAGAATGTTCTCGGTGTTGCTGAGGGCAGCGGTTTGGCCAGGTACCGTGCTAGTTCGTTCAAAGTGTAACATGTTACTTCCTCTTGGGAAAATGACGTATGGTGTGTGAACACCTGTTAGGACTGACTAGCCAACAGGAAGCAGTTTCGCTCCGTTGGAAGCCGCAATCTCGGCGGCAACTTCCGCGACCCGTTCGTTACTCATCTCTCCGCCGTCCAGGTTCGGGTTGTCCTGTTCGGTGAGGGAAGCGGCAACCCCTTCGCCCAGAAACTTCGACGTGGCGGATGGAGGGGACATGGCTTCGGCGGTTTCGAGCACAGTGTCGAGTTCAACACGTTGGATGGAACCATCGTCGTTGATCGACAAAGCGGTGATGCTGTCACGCAAAGGCTTGACCACCTTCTCCACAAAGTCGGCCTTGATTGTGCCAGCCTTCAGGAGGTCAGAGATTCTGAGGTCGTACGCTTCCAGGTGTTTCTGGAGAGAGAGGGCGGCCAGCCCGTCAACCTGTTTGGTCAGGGTGGCGATCTGTGCATCCTTCGCTTCCAACTCCTGGCTCATTGCGACCGGATTGGGTTGTTCTTTCGACATTTTGTCTTTCTCCTCATCGGCATCTTGCGTGCCGGAAAGTGCTTTGCCAGCTACTACGATTCGCTCGGCCAAGTTCTCAAACGTGGTGTCCTCCGGCAGGGTCAGGCCAGCGGAAGACAGGGCCTCCAGGACTTGGGCCACGGAAGGGGCGGTAGCCCGAGTTTCGGGGGATTGAGTGCTTTCGGTGCCTTCGTCAGACAGGGCCGCAACGAAGTCGGAGAGAGACGCGGCGGTTGCTTGTGCGTCGGTAGCAGCCAGGTTTTTCTCCGCTATGGCCTCGAAGTTATCCTGGCCGGGTACGACGGGGTTTTGGACAAGGGCAATGTGTGAGATAGAGTCTTCCCACTCGGTACCCATGCCATCCTTCCAGTTTGGACGTACAAGGGGACTGACTTCGCGGACGACGGTGCCGACTTTCTCGGCGTCGGAGGCAATTGGTACATCGATGGTACCGTGCAACGCACCGGTTGGAGAGGTCCACAGCTTCTCCCAGAAGCCGCCGTTCTCGTTCCCCGGTGGTTCCTTTGAGGGATTGGATTGAGGATCATGCACCCAGGGGGCGGGCACTTTCAGGCCAGCCGCTCGCATCTTGTTGAAGTTCTTGATCCAGTGGGTGATCCGTTCGGGAGTCACGACGAATTCTTTACGTTTTCCGGTCAGATCACGAGCAAGGTAGGTGCCGGGCTTGATGATCTGCTTGGAGAAAAGAGGCATTTTCATGCTCCAGATAGGGACGTGTGTAAGCTTGTAACTCCCGCAGTTTACCAGATCGGCATATCGACGCAATAGAAATTTGCTATAATCCGTAGAGCGGAAATTTAACAACAGCCCAAAAAACGTTACGGAGACACGCTATGAGTCTGAACATTACTAACCTGTTCGAGGATTTAGGGGAACTGGTTGAAGTGATCAATGCCTTCGACACCTTGGCGGTTACTACCTTGCCGGGGTACGAGTCTGCCATCCGCACGGAGTTTGACGCGAACGGAATGTATGACATGTCGTCTCGATTGCCCCGTCTGTTCGGGGCGTTCCAAAGTCAGGTATCGGGTTGGCAGACCTCGTTGAATTCCGTTTGCATCAGCAGGCTGACCGACCTCACCACCGTAAGATTGGAACTGCCGGTGGGCGACAACTTCGGCGTAAGGAGTGTGCTGGAGGCTCTTTACAGATACATGGTCGACGAGGAAGAATCTCTGGATGGCAGCGACATAACGGTTGGGGCTGTCTCGTCCGCACTGCTCAGTGACAGCGACGGAACGTTGCTCGTCACGGACATACTGGACGGTGTCAGTCAACCCGTTGGCGGTGGTCCTGCAAACCCTCTATACGCACTGGACTTGACTAACGCCGTTGGTTCAGGCCGCTTGCCGGGAGAGCATGCCGACTACGTAGGGACCTATAGCGAACTGGCTGTTACGACGGAGACGGTGACGGTGGCTTGCATCCGCGATAGCGGTGCAGGTAATGCGACAGAGGGCCGCGAGATATTTGAGGTCAAGGGGGAAAAGAAGCACGCAAGCCCTTGGAGTTGGAACCCGGAAGGTAGCGGTAATGGACCTCAAATCATGGTGCTGAATGGCTACACCTACGTCACAAACGGAGAGTTCGAGTCGTGGGCTAGCAGTGCCCCATCGGGTTGGACGTTGGACTCTGGGATTGCCGGGACCGACATTCTGGAAGAGACTACCTCTATCAAACGTGGGGACTCGGCCCTTGAGATGCAGACTCCGACACGAGCCATCACGGCCGTTTCGGTTGCTAACCCAACTGTGCTTAGCTGCACGGGTCACGGGTTGGCCGTGGGTGATGAGATATTCCTCGCGGGGTTCACTACGACGCCCGACATCAACGGGGCTCAGACAGTGAACACGGTTCCCACCGATGACACTTTCACGCTCGATATCAACGTGACGGACAACACCGATGGAGTGGGGACCTGGAAGTTCGATGAGTTGCAGATCAGCCAGGCAGTGAGTGGGCTTGTGCCGGGTAAACGTTATTGCGTGGCGTGCTGGGTGAAGGGCGATGCGACGATCGCGTCTGGTGCGTTGACCATCCAAATGGAAGGAACGGGTTACGTTGCCGGGACGGTCGAAAAGATAAGCATGGATGATACGGCGTTGGCCGCTCAGACGAGCTACGGCCTGGAGTACTTCTACTTCAACGCACCGTGGGAAATCCCCAGTGACTTCGAGTTAGTGTTGAAGATCACAGGTACGTTGACCGACTCCGCCATCGTGTACGTCGACGGACTTGCGTTGGGTCCGGTAGTCTACCATGGCGGAGTCGGGCTCGCTGTCATCGCGGGCGACGAAGCTTTCTTGCAAGGTGATCAGTTCTCGTTCGCGTTGTCGAATGACGGGGCTGGAACGTTCCAAGAGTACTTTAGGAAGGCCCACAAGTACCAACTGCCTTCTGACCTTTCCGGGACCGAGACGATCGCTGATTCTTTGGCCGAAGCTTAGACAACAACTCCTGGTAGTCTTCCACCAAGGTCTGGTAGTACCAAGAGTTGGGCAATGCGTTTTGGACAGCCAGGATGCTGTTGAAGGTTGACTTGTTAGGTTTAGTGACTCCTCGTTTTGCGTTCCACACGCGGGCTTCCACATTGGCCATGAGGGTGGCCGTGCGGAAATCTGCGATGGGCAGGTGTGGTCGCAATTTCTCATCCCAGTTGAATGCCTGGTCGAACGGTACGCCTTTCTCAAACATCGACCATGCGAATTCCCACGGGGGACCGGCTAGCATGTAGAAGCCGTGGTTCAGCTTGTGTCGGGCTGCGATAGAAAAGTCTAAGTACTTGGAGTCAGCCATCGGATTGTACATAAACGGTTTGATTTCGATCCAGTCGACATACACCGTGGAAGGCTTGTTGGGGGCACGGGTGGCGATGAGGAAATCAGGTCGGTAATGTGCGTACGATCCGTCGTCCCCCTGGAAGGAAAACATGCAGGGTTCATACAGCCACGTAAACCCGGCCGCCTCGAACATTATGGCCCAACAGGCTTCCAGGGACGAGCGGAACTCGACACCGAGTAATGTCTTGGGCTTTGCGGCTTGGCCGCTGTAGAACTCGTGGTTGTAGTTGCTCATATTTCCGCTCCTAGTTTGTAGGGTACTGGGTCCAATCCCTTTTTCAGCCTCAACTCATTCAGCCTTTTGACTAGTACGCGATCGTTTTCCTCCACTTCGTACTGGTTTCTTGGTTCGGGTATTACGTACTTGCTTGGTCTTCGATCGATTGGCTTCTTCATATAGGTCCTCCAGTGTGGGTTCGATATCTTGATCGCCTTCAAGGATATCTCGGACGTCATCTGTCGGCCGTTCCAGTACTACGCAGAAGGCGTACGGTGGACTGGGGTGCCGAGAGAGACATATCGGAACCCAGTGAAATTCCATGTAACGGGCTAGGACCTCTTCGAGAGAGTCGCTTCCGACGTCTTGTAAAACTCTGATTCTCTTCATGGGTTGGTCTCATTCGTATGCGGAGGGTACTTCGGTAATAACAGACTGATGCTTCTGGAGGAATTCTACCGACCACTCGGTAGCCATGTGTCCCGCATGCCCGCACATATCCACTTGGTCATCGGTCTCTTTCGGATGGCCGGTCCAGGTGAATAGCTCTGCTTCAAAGGCATCAAGCCACGGTGCTGACCTCGGCAGGTACACCCGTCCGGCCTCGCAGCGGGTGATGAAGTCGGAAGCTCTGACTAGCTTGTCACGACCGCGTGTGCGGATTGCCACTACGGGCAAGCCCTGTCGTGCCAGTAGTTGGAACACCCCTATGCCGAGTCCGTCTGCTTCAACACCTATCTTGGACGGTGTGTGACCGGAGTCAGAATGGTATTTGAAGTTGTTCCCCACTTCGCGTACGGCCTCTGGCACCTCCTTTTGGAATCGGTCGACGTGCCATAGGAACAGGTTGCTTGTGGACGTGTCGAGAAGCCAAGTGCCAATCACGAACCATGAGGGTTGGGATCGCCAGATCATTTCGTCGCCAGGACCCTCGCGTGATGAAGCCGCTGGGTCGATGGTTTGGAACACGAGCATGTCCGGCATGTACACTTCCTTGCCTTGTCCGACAATGTAATCACCCCGGACAGTGTAACGTCGCATCCACGCCTTGCGGATACGGCCGTCCGCCGATACCCCCCAGTCCCCTTTCATAAGCTGGGCTCGGGTGATCGGGTCAAGGTTGGAAAGCGACTCGGCATATTCGCTCTGGTCCAGGTACGGATTGTCTTTTAAGAAGGCGGGGAGGTACGGACGGGACGGAATTGTCCCCTGATAGATATCCCCTACTTGCTCTATTCCGAATCGTTCCTTTACCCAAATGTGGCCCACTCCACCAGGGTTGGACGCCGAACGAACACGTAGGGGAAGACTGCAACGGAGTCTGCATTCCGGGCACGTCTCTGGAAGAAAGATGGCCCTGCCCTTTTCATCGGTCTGGTGAACAGAACAGGCCCCTCGACGAAGACGTGAGAAAAGGTATAGGTAGTCGTCCTCAAACTGTTGGGTCAGTTCGTCGAACGCTATGTATTGGAACTCGGCAGACTGGTAACGGTACCGATTGAGTTCCGTGTCCATGTAGCCGAAGCAGAGGCTTGCACCGGACGGGAATGTCCACTTGTGGTCTGACCCGTGCCAACGAGCATCGGTGTCGTTCAACCATTCCATCGACCGGTCAATCAACGCTTGCGGGAGTCGAAGGTCCGCGAACGTCTTACGGAAGATGATGCCGTTGTAGAAAGGGTTGTCGACAAACTGAAGTCCTGCCATCAGCAGAGCGTCAGACTTGCCACCCCCGGCAGCACCTCCGTAAAACGCTTCGCGGTATCCGTTCAAGAGTAGGAACGCGGTTTGCTTTGGTGTCGGTACATGCGGGATGTAAGGAGACAGTTCGATTTTGAACTGTTCCGGATTCTGTACCACTGTCTTCCGCGTTCGTGTGATCACTAGTCTTACCTACCTAACAAGGTGTGTGGTAAGTGGAACCTATTGAGAATCCCGACAGCATACGATCCGGAGACGTGTATCCAACGACCATCGCTGATCTGGACTTCAATCGAGCCTTTCGTGTTAGACCCAAGTGCAGTACGCACTCCCCGAATAGCGTCTAGCCGGTAGGCTTCCGTCAGGCAGACGTGGACGAAGGGAGACAACATCTCGATCGGTTCTTCGAGTTCTTCGGGCTCTTCGAGTTCACCGGGTTTTTCGGTGCCCACGTAGGTGTGCTTATCCGGTGAATCGACAACGTACCACACACTACCCTCGATGTGGCCGATCGTGTGGTACACCAGAAAATTGCAGTGTACAATCTTGCCGTCCTCAGATCGGGCATAGTAGCCTTTGGTCAATTCCTTGGTATTGACTAGGCGTGTCCTTGAATCCTTGATCCCAGGAAGGGCAGGGCGTTTTTTGTTAACAGACATGACGATGTGATTCCTCTACTTTCTGGAAGGAAGCTACCAGTCCAAACAACCGCTGTCTTTGACCTCATCGCGTTTAGTGCACGCAGACAATGCGGCCAGTTTGGCTTGCAGCTTCTTTTCGATTTGCTGCAACCTTTTGCCAGCAGGTATTCTGGCCTCGGCGGCAGCACGGGTTTTGGCTGTCAGTGCGTTGATCGCCTCACAGATAGACATGTGGTCTGGGCAGGCGTCGTGGTAGTGTGATGTCCTTCGCGGAAGCCGTTTTCGTATCCGGCCTTCCAACTCATCACGGGCTTTTTCAAGTTCGGCAATCTGCTTTTCGAGCTTGTCGTATTGCGTGAGTTCCTTGTTGATGCCCAGAGCGAAGATCGCCATCTTGCGGGCTTTGTCTTCGATATCTTGGATAAGGTTTGGGTTCTCGCCTAGCACTTCGTCCTCTTCGGTCTTGGCGTTGGTCCTGATGAGTTTGACCAACTCGTCTCGATCCGCACGTGACAGTACTGAGGTTGCCATAGTCTTTGTCTCCGTAGGTAAGTTGATGTTGCAGTGAAGGGTGTTTGTGCTAGGTGGCGGGCAGGTCAACGTTGAGGGCGTCGAAGACACTAGAAACGTAGGGTTCTTCCACCAGGACGTGTTTGACCATGTTGCCGAGCACTACGATGAGTACGTATGCCGATTTATGCACGTTGTAGGCTACCTCTCCAACGGTCATCATGTTGACCCACTGGTGTTCGGCAACCTGAACAAAGGATTTGGGTCGTTGCACCTGGACAGGACGGCCCATTGCTACGTGCTGAGGCATTACGATGTTTGGGGGCGTTGACGGCATGCTGTATCCTTATGGCTTGAGCGATGTGTAGGGTAAAAACGTTAGTGGGGTAAATGGACTAGCGGGAAGGGGACGCTTTTCCTTCAGCATCCCCGACCCACTAGCCACCTGTACATTCGACTACTTGCCGATCGGCAGACTGATTTCCAATCGACCTTGCTTGACGACAATGAACTCGTCGGTGCGTTCGATTTCCACGTCAGTGTCTATACAGGGTGTTTGCTTCATCTCCCTCAGTCGGTTTCGCAGTCCCAGCAATTGGCTTCGCAGTCCTGTCACTACATCTTCCTGCGTAGCGACCAGATCGTTGGCATGGCCGAGCTTCTCTTGCAGTTCTGCGACCTGCTTCTGCAACTTCATGTTCTCCCAACCCTTGTCGGCTACCAAGGTGTCCAGACGAGCATTCTCCTCGCGGAGTCCTTCAAGTTCGTCGTTGTTGTCCGCCAGGTCCTTTTTAGGACCAGTCACTTCGGCATGGTCGCATGGCCACCCGGACGGTGACTTCTCGGAGAAGTCAACAGTGTGCAGGTTCGTGTAAGCCAAGCACTTGTCACAGTGCGGCACTGAGAAAACGACAGCGTCCGACCCCTTGTACTTCGTGGCTTCCAGCTTGTTCCCGCAACGAGCACAGACGAATCTGGTTGGTACCATTGTCATAGTTTTTGGCCTTGTCTGATTAGTGATTAGTGATCAGTAGTAGGGGTAGATTCAACATCCTCTACTGGTAGTAGTTTTGCCCCAAGCTCTGTTGGAGCTAACAAACCAAGCTCTTGCAGATACTCCAGGCCCTCTGCCACGGTGTCAACTGGGATCACGTTGAAGTCGACAGAACCGTGGTGTTCGTGTCGTCCCTCGAACGCAACTCTGGCCGTCTCGGACCAGTCCTCTCTAGCCATCGTGGTGAGCCATCGTATCGGACTGCTCGCCTTGACCGATGCTTCGGCCAGTACGCGAGCGTTTGACCGTGCCTCCATGACAGTGCTGTAGAACATGCCGTAGATGTTGTCCAGTTCGCCCTCTTCTAGGGCTTGTTCACCGGCGGACATCCATTTGGTCCAAGTACTTCTGGCTATCCCCAAAGCCGTGGCTGCTACGTAGTCGGTTGCACCCAGCCGTATCAACTCTAGGACACGCTCCAGAAGTTCCGGCGGCATACGTTCCAGCTTACTGAGTCGACGCTGATCCTTCGACCTGGCTTTAAGAAGCTGGCGAATGGTTCGAGGGCGACTTTTTTGGGCGGTGTTTTGTTCACTCATGTTGTGAGCCTAACAAAAACAGTCAGAACGTGTCAAGTCTGAGGCAGAAAGTTTTAGGGTTTGTCGGTTTTGTCTCCTTCCATTGATTTAAGGTGGCGTCTGGCGGCACCCAGGTACAAGTAGATGTCGTTCATGTGTCCTAAGTACCGCACTCGTCGGGACTTAGGAATGCCTTCAAAAACTTCGGTAGCCGTTTTCTCAATCTCCTCCGTCTCTTCAAGTGTGAATTCACCTTGAGCCATAACTCGTTACTCCTTAAAGGGTTACCAAAAAAACAAGGGCTGCTGCCTCGATTGAGACAACAGCCCTACTTTGCTTGGGACTAAAGGCTACTTCTTCGTCCGCCTTTTGTAGGCCGCAACGCCACTGCGAATCTCCGCAGCCGACATTCGGCCAACCCCCTTGACGTTGACGTACGCACGCCCACCGCCTTTGACTCGGCTGATGGCAGCACTGTTGGCAGCCGACTGAGCGGTTCGCATGGCGAGCATGGAGGGGGTACCAAATTCCCACTTGTTTCCAAAAATCATCTGACTTCTCCTAAAGATGGATCACGTTGGCTAGGTAGTCTGATACTGGGTCTGACTCCTCCATCAGTTTAGTCAAAATCTGGTCCGCCGTCAATACTAAATGTTTCCTCGTAAGTGGATTCCATTTAACTGCATCCGATCTTACTGGAGAATTAGTAACGAAATCTTTAAGAAGCGGATCAGCAAGAGGGTGTGTCCAGCCTGGTGACTGGCAAATATGGATCAACTGGACCTCCCCGGCGGGGCAGGGAAAACCCAGTTCCGGAAGGTGCGTGCTTGAGCACATCAACGTGGGCCAGTAAGAATTATTGACCCTCGCCGCCTCAAACTTTAACACGGCATCGTTGGGCAGAACGAGTGAGCTTTTACGGCCCGTCACTTCTTGCCAATGCCTTAACCAGGTATCACATCCG